CCAGACCAAATGAAGTTGGCAGAATTAAGAAGAATACCAGAAGAAAGAGTTTCAGCGGTACTTGGCGTTCCAGCTATTCTCGCAGGACTCGGTGCTGGTCTTGATTCCGCAACTTATTCAAATACAAAAGAACTTAGAGAGTTCTTTACAGAGTCTAAACTAGTTCCAATGTGGAACATGGTTGCGCAAGATTTGACTCATCAATTGTTACGACCAGAGTTTGACAGTAGTGATAACGAATACGCAGAATTTGATATTTCTAATGTTAGAGCTTTAGCTGATGACAAAGACAATCTCTATAAACGCATGAACACTGCTGTACAAGGGGGTTGGGTAACAATTGGCGAAGCAAGAAAAGTTGTAGGACTAGAGGCAGATGATAGACATGATGTTTACTTAAGACCTTTAAATATGATTCAAGTTACAGAAGATGGTTCACCACTTCTTAATGATAGCCCTACAGAAGAACCTGCTCCGGCAAATAACAATGATGACGAAGAAAGCAAGCTAACAAGTATTGACCTTCCGCCAGAAGTTGAAAGAGAAGATGTTCCAAAACTAACTCCAACTTACTTGAACGAAGAAAAATATATAGCAGAGATGCCTAATGGCTCATATTGTATTATAAGTCATGAAGACGGCGAAATAATTAAGTGCTTTGATTCAAGACAAGAAGCAGAAAATTTTCTTAATAATAAAAAAGAACCAGCTGCTTTGATGAAAGATACCTATACGACTATAGAAGAAGCTCAAGAAAGAGCAAAAGAACTAGGTTGTGAAGGAACACACTTTATTGAAGTAGATGGAGATAAATTCTATATGGCTTGTGCTACACACCAAGATTATTTAGATACAGTCCACAAACCTAAAAAAAATCAAGACATACAAGAACTTAAAGTATCTTTAGAAGAAGCAGAAACAATGTACGAAAAAGGTGATAAATTACACATTCCAGAAGAAAAAGCTCCTAAAAAAATAACAAACTTTCCTAAGAGTGGAGATAACCAAAAAATAAGTTTGTCTAACTCACAACATAAACAATTCCCTAGTCACGCTTATGTTAAAGATTTAAAGGAAAACTGGCCAGAGATTTGGAGAAGAGCAGGTACCGGTGGTAATCCTCCTACTTCATTTACTGGTAATGATGCTTTTAATAGATGGACAGCTTACAAAGGCGGAGACAGAAGTGAATCAGTTCTTAACTGGGTTAAGAGAAGAGAACGCTTTATGAACCGTCATAAGAAAAATAACAGACTTAACGGCACTATTGCTGTAATGAAATGGGGCGGTGTAACAGCCGGTGGTGTTTCACAAATGAAGTCAGTTGTTAATGATTATAAAAAAGTTATTAGAGAGAGAAGAAAAAAATCTCTTCATATTGCAGAAGAATATTTAATGAAAGCTGTATCTGATAGAGTTAGAACAGCTCTTACAAATAAAGTAGAAGACCATAATAAAAGTAATCCAAAACATAGAGCAACATTAACAATGCTTATTGCAGTATTTAACAGAGGTGTTGGAGCTTACAGAACTAATCCTGGTTCAGTAAGGGGTAATGTTACATCAGCTGACCAGTGGGCAATGGCCAGAGTTAACGGGTTTATAAGAGCATTAAAAACAGGTAAGTTTAGAAGAAAACCTTACGACCAAGACTTACTACCAAGTTCACATCCATTGTCTTCTAAAAAATCTGGAACTAAAGCAGATTCAGTTGCAGTAGGTCAAGCAGTAAGTTGGTCAATCAACAAAGACCCAGACCCACCATCAATTGTTCACGGTATTGTTACATCAGTAAATGACGATGAAGCAACTGTTATGGTATGGGCTCGTTTAGAAAATGGTGACCATCAGAAGACTGATAGAAGCGTAAAGATAGCTATTTCAAAGCTCAAAATAATATCAGACTTTAGACAATAAAAAACTAAATCCCTAAAACATAGTATAAAATAGTTAAGACGCACATCTGAATATTCTATTGTACAATTTAAGATTGAAGGATGTATGGATAACGAATCTAAAAATATAGACATAGAGTTAAAAGATAACTCTGGTCAAGTCGAAGCAGTTTTCAGTTTGTTCAACTCCCTTGACAGCGATGGAGATGTTGTTGTACCGGGAGCTGTCAAATCTGGTTTTAAAAATAATCAAGTACCTATGGTTTGGTCTCACAAATGGGACATGCCTATTGGAAAAGGTACAATCGCACAAGATGATGATAAAGCAGTGTTTAAAGGTGAGTTCTTTATGGACACAGAGTCTGGCAAAGAAGCTTATAATCTTGTAAAAAACATGGGCGATATGCAACAATGGTCTTTTGGCTACAAAGTAAACGATTCTGAGTTTGCTAAAGCAAAAACACAAGATGGCGAAACAAACGCTAGATATCTTAAAGACCTTACAGTTTACGAAGTTTCTCCTGTTCTAGTTGGAGCTAATCAAGATACATATACTCTTGCTATAAAGTCAAACACAGAATTACTTAAAGAAATCACAAGCGAAAAAAACGGCGAAGAAGAGGTTGAAGTTTCTTCTAGCTGTGATTGCAACTGTGGTTCTAAAGGTTATGGAGATGACGAACAAGAAAAAAAATCATGTAAGTATCACGAAGGTGGTTCTTGTATGAAGATGGAAGAGGATAAAAAAGAAATGAAAAGTGAAGAAGATTTAGAGATTTCAGAAGGAAGCAAACCTTTCTCTGATGAAGTCAAAGATGTGCTTGCCGCATTGGATGACTTAGTCGCAAGAGCAAAAGCAATAGCCTTGCTCCGCGGCGAAGATGGTAGGAAATTAGGCGTTAAAGCCACTGAAGCACTTCGTGCAGTCGCAGACGACTTGCAAGATGCTTGGACCGAAGTAGATGAGTTCATCGGAACTATCGGAACTGAGGGTGCTTTAGAGTTAGAAGTAGAAGAAGAACTTGTGGAAGATGAGCCAGCTGAAACAGAAGAGGTAGCTGAGGCTTCAACTGATACTATTGATGTTGAAACAGAAGTCGAAGAAGTTACTGAGGAAGAAGCTCCAGTAGATGAATCTGCTGAAGAAGAACCGGAAGATGAAGCTGCTGAAGAAGAAACTCCAGAAGATAACACTGATTCCTCTGACGAAGAATTTGACGCAGAGTGGGTGAGGGCTCAGCAGATTATCGCTGAATCCTTAGTCGAAGAAATAGAAGAAGTATAAGCAATATAGATAGGAATCTAAAAATGAGTAAAATTAACGAACTCATGGACCAAGTTGCTGCTAAAAGAACAGAACTTAAATCTGTCTTTGAAAATAACGAAGACGGCAAGTACACCTCTGAACAAAAAGAGGAAATTAAGTCAAGAAATGACGAACTTGCTGAACTCGTAGAAGACCTTTCAATTGAGAAGAAAAAAGCTTCCAATGAAAAAGCTCTTTCAGAAGATTCAAAGCCAGTATCTGAAATGCCACAACCTGGCGTATCAGCAGAAGTTAAATCTGTTGGCGAGCAATTTGTAGACACAGACGCATATAAAAATTATATGTCTAATGGTGTCAAGGGTGTTGACTCAAAAGTTGAGACAAAAACATCACTAACAACTACAGGATATCCACCGGAAGTCTTAAGACAACCAGGTATCTTGGAGACAGCTCTTAGAGACCCAAATGCTGTTATATCATTATTTGATGTAATAAACACAGACCAAAATGCTTTCTCATACCTTGAGGAAACAACCTTCACAAACAATGCAGCTGAAGCTGCTGAAGGTGCAGCAGTCGGTGAAGCAGCATTAGCGTTCACAGAGCAAACAGAAGCAATCCGTAAAATGGGTATTTTTATCCCAGTTACAGATGAATTATTAGCAGATGAATCTGGTATTCAAGGTTACTTGAATTCTAGACTACAAACAATGATTAGACTTCGTATGGACAACCAACTCCTTAGTGGAGATGGAACTGCTCCTAACTTAGAAGGAATCTTGGACGCTGGTAAATCATCAGTCGGTAGCACAGACTATAGCTCCTATGCAGGAACTTTAGGAAAAATTGGCGCTATCTACGGAGCAATTACCGACATTCGTGTCAACGCATTCACAGAACCAGATGCAATTATTATGCATCCTAATGACTGGAATGATGTTGTAACATCAGTCGGAGCAGACTTTGCAGGTACCTCTAGTGCTGGTTATGCAGAAAGTTCACCACTTTTTGTAGCAGCTGGTGGTATGGGCGCAGGTCCTTCAGCACAAATCTGGGGACTTAAAGTCGTTCCTACAACCGCAATTGCCGCAGGAACAGTTCTTGTTGGTAAATTCGGTGGTGGCGAAGCAGCTAATGTTGTTATGAGACAAGGTATGGAAATAGCCGTATCTGACTCACATAGCGATTTCTTTACAAAGAATCAATTAGCTATCAGAGCTACCATGAGAGTCGGTTTCCCTGTTTACAGAGAAGCAGCTTTCCACAAAATCACTAACTTCTAAAGTTAGCTAGATTTATACTTAAGAGCGGGTTAAACCCGCTCTTTTGTTTTTATGTAGTAAAATGATTAAATTATGTCAGAATATACAAAACCACAGAAAAGCATTTGGAAAATGAAAGATGGTTCCATTTGGGAAGGTCCTTTATCAGAACTTCCTAAATCCGGAGCTTCTCTTATTGCTAAAGCAGGTAAAGAATATCCGACAGCATGGCTCAATGAGCAAGGCTGGGGTAAAGTGGAGAAGAAAAAAGAATCAGCTCCTAAGAAAAAATCTGCCAAAAAAGCACCAGAAACCAAAGCTGTCAAACCAGAAGATACAGAAGACAAGTAAGGAGTCCTAAATGGCTCTTTGTAGCGCTAGTGATGTAGAGCAATTTCTTCAAATTGATTTAAACTCAACTGTTGAATCCTCAGTAACAAATACTTTCATACCTTATGTTGATGCTGCTATTAAGCGTTATTTAGGTCATGATATAGAACAAGCTACATACACAGAAACTTTTGACGGTAATGAACAACAAGATTTATTTCTTCGTCATATTCCTATTGCTTCTATAACATCTGTTACTGAAGATGGAAACACATTAGTTACAGGCAATGAAAAAGATTATGTTCATTACGATAACGGTAGATTAAGAAGAATAGTAGTTAGATGGTCTGGCATAAAACCCAAAAATATTTTAGTTACTTATGTTGGTGGATATCAATCAGCTGACATTCCAGAACAAATTAAATTTACTTCTGCTAAAGCTTCAGCAAGAATGGTTATGACAGCACTTCAAATTTCTGCAAAAGCAGATACTGGAGAAGTAGGCTCTCATTTAGCTGACAATACCTCTAGTTCAAGATTTGATGTTCCTATAACTGAAAGAATAGGAGACTATGATGTTGCTTACGGAGATGTGGTAATACAAAGTCTTACTCCCGTTCTAACACAAGCTGATATGGCTGTATTAAACCCTTTTAAAAGCAGATTCTTTGTATAATAGAGTATGGTACATAGAAAAGCTCCATCTTTGGAAGAGGCAAGGGAGCTCTTTTTAACAGACCCTAACAAAATGCTCCAAGAGTGGGCAGATGAATGGGGAGTTACACATGAAAGAGTTCGTCAATTAAGAATAGAATCTGGTGTACCTCAACGCGGTGCATACAATCAAGAAACTGCTGAGGCAATACTAGAAATAATTAAAACTGGTCGTGGTGGTTTAACTACACCAAGAACTTATGAAGAACAACCTATAGGTCTGGAAAGATTTAAAACTTGGATAGAGGAAGAAGAAGGTTTAGCCGAGCGTGTTTTAGAAGCACAAAAATTAGCTGCTAAAAGTTTAAAAGACCCCATTGAAAAAGAATGTAAATATTGTCGTGAATGGAAACCTGTAGAAGAATATAAAAAAAACCAAAGATATTTAGACGGTCTAACAAGATTTTGTATTGAATGTATAGACATACTAAAACAAAAAAAAGAACAGTTAGGTGATGAGAAAATGAAAATCTGTTTGTTTTGCAAACAAGATAAAAAATCTTCAGAGTTTTCTAAAAATCCTAATTCACCAGATGGATTTAAATTATTTTGTAAAGATTGTCACAAAACTTCTAAAAGAAAAAAAAGAAAAAAGAATAGGATAATTAACAAAAATGCCTAGATATGATTACAAGTGTTTGAAGTGTGATAAACTATACGAGATACAACACAAAATTACTGAAGAGCCAGAAATTATTTGTCCTGTGTGCTCTTTTACCTGTTTTAGACAAATATCAAAAAATGTATTATTTGAAACATCCGGAGATTTAGAATGGTCTGGAGACCCTAGCAAAATGGGTAATGATATTAAAAGAAAATATTCCAAGCTTAAAAAAAGGAAGTACAAGTGGTAAAAGATGAAGGTAATCAAGAAGTACTGAGTGGTAAAAATAGATATTTTTTGCACTATAAAAATTATTCAATACTACAAGACCCTGTTAAAAAAAATAATTACTTAATAACACTGTATGTGCCAATCAGAGAGTTTGTATATAACAGACCAGGACTAAAACAAAGCTTACCTATTCATCCAAATTGTAATACTGTAGATATAAACGAAAAAAATAAAAGTAATGTTATTAAAAATATAAAACAAGAATTTGGACAAATAGGAACTTTTCACTTAGATTCACAAGGAATAAAAATAATTTGTAAAGATGTTGAAATATCAGACACAGGACAAAGAGTAGCTTTTAATATTACAAATTTAGCAAATGAGGGAATTGTTGATGGAGCTAATTTATACTTAGCTATAAATGAACTTACTACTGAAGAGATTTCTAAACACTCTTATGTAAAAGTAGAAATACATGTACTAGAAAATACAAATATAAGTGACAACATGACAGAATCTCTTGATAGCAAAATTTCTCTAGACAATAAAGTTAATTTAACCAAAAAAGAATTGTATTGGCTTGAAGAAATTGTTGAACAAACTGATTACAAAGACAAAATAGATTTAATAGATGTATTATGTTATATAAATCTTTTAAGAAATAACTACTATGACGCAGATGTTAGCAATCAACCAACAGACTCATATTGGAATAAGCAAAAGGTAAAAGAAGTATACAAAAAAAATCCTTCTAGCTTTGCTCAATTTGGACCTTTAGTTAAAGACATACTTTACTTGCATGATTATATTAATTTTAAGACACAAGAATTGTGGCCAAATAAAAGAGGGAGTTTAAATAGTTTAGGTCTTACAACTAAGTATAAACAAAAAGCTTATAGCTTAGAGATATTAGATAAAAAATTAGATTATAAATTACATGAAGCAGTTTTATGTGTACTACTTAATGGTTTTCGTTCTTTTGTTATATTTAACCCAGATAGAAGTGCAAGATGGTCTAAAGACTTTGATGAAATTCTTAAAATTTATGATACTGTAATTTTAGAAATTATAACAATAATAAAAGACTACAGTACTCAGTTAGGTCACAACCCACACTTATTAGGTAAGAATGCAATGTTATATAGCATTGTGTATAAAGAGTTTATGATGAGTGATTTACTAAACCAATTTTTATAAATTTCTGATGTAAAGTTAAGGTATGCCTATACCACATAGATTTTTACCAGAAACAGCAACTATACAAACCGTTTCGGACACCACTGTTGACGAACGAGGTTTACCTAGTGCTAGCTGGGCAGATACATATACAAATGTTAAATGTAAATTTGAATCTTTAGGTGCAGAAGAAGATAGAGAAGGTAGAAATACTACAGTTGAATCTTTTAATGTATTTATAGAAAAAGGTATATCAGTTACTCCAGGAGATAGACTTAAAAGAGGTAGTAACTATCATGAAATTACATTTGTTCAACCTTTGTTAGATAGATATGGAGTAGAGTGTTATAAGATGCTTCAAACATTCGTAGCTAAATAATGGGTCAAGTTTATAATTCTAAAAAACGCGAAGAAAGACAAAAATCCGGTTCAAATGCTCCAGATGTATTTAGAACTGCTTTATATAGATACGGTAAAGCTGCCGGTACCGCACGAGTTGTACCCGGATTAGCCGGAACAAGAATAGCCCAAGGTTTAGCAAATCAAAGAAATTTAGCATATCCCGTAGCTCGTTGGTTAGGTAACTTAGATGCCTTTTTTAATAAAAATAAAGACCCTAATAGAAGTTTAGTAAAGCAACAATTTGGTAGAACTCTTCGTATTGCTTCTGGTTCTCTTTCTGGTAGAGCAATAGATGCTGTTGCAAGACCTTTTGGAAGTTTTGGATTAGGTTCATCTCTTGGACCATTAGCTTCTCGTGCTATGCGTATTCAATTAGGTAAACAGTTAAGTAAAAGAAACCCTATAGACAATGCAATTTCCAAGTTAACTAATAAAACTACTGCTACTGGTAAAGTTGACGGTGCTAAAACAAACTGGGCTATTAGAAAAAATGTTGATGTACAAAAAGAAGCTCAAAAAATTTTATTAACAGCTTACAGAAATATATTAGCTATGGCTCCAGATGTATCTTCGGGACAGTATTTAATAGGTAAAAGAGGATTTGAAAATAAACTTGATACTAAATTAATGAATGATGTAGAAGCTTGGAATAAAATGAGTATAGCTTATAGAAATGATAAAGGGAAAAAAGAATTTAGAGACATATTTGGTTTTAAGCAACCAGGACTAGCAAGACAGTTTTTATTAAACAGTGTTAATTTACAAAATGTAAGAGCAACTAAAGGTACTAGAGTTGACCATTTTTTCTATGGAGAAGTTGCAATAGGTGGAGACATGAGAGGATTTCCTTGGATATGGGCAGTTGAATATGGTGGAGATATACCAGTTATGTACCCATCTAAAATGAAAGGAAAGCATGCCTTAAATAGAGACAAAGATGGAAATCCTATTTATGCACAAAAGTTAAGAGATGTAACAGATGTAGATAAACGAAATAAAATTATGAAAGAAACTGGTCAACCTTTAGATAGTTACATTCCACATAATCATTTTATTCAACCAACCTTTTTTGTTCATAGAGCTGCGGAAAAAGCTGCAATGACTGCTAGTAAAAAAGTTATGGTTCAGCAAGCAATGCTAACAAGCCCAGCGTCAAGATATTATGGGGATTGGTTAAAGGGAGCTAAAAGAAAAACAGCAAAATCTAAAAAGATAGGTTATGCAGATAAATTTACTAATAAAACTTCTAATCAACAGTTTAGACGAGCTTTACAATTTGATAGAGGACAAGGTGCAAGACAGTTAAACTTTATGGACCAAAAAATACCTGGTCCACGAGTTGAAATGTCTCATGGAGGATTTTATTCTAAAGAACTATCAGATGCAATAGGTGTAAAACAAATACCAGAAGAATTTGCATTTTCTTTTGGCTTTCGTACAAGACAAGGAGACTCTGCCGCTGTTCTTAAAAAAGCAGCAGATGTTTATGTTAGAAATGGTGGTCTTACCTCATCTTTTAATAAAGGAGTAGTAGATAAAATAGAAAAAGCAATAAGAAATGTTCCGGGTAGAAGTAGAGTTAGTGATGAAAGAAATCGTGATGATGCTGAACGATATGCTAGATTATTTAAACAATATAATACTTCACAAGGTAATGTTAAGTCATCACATAGACGAGCTGAATACTTAGATAAAGTGTATGACTTCAGTGTTAAGTTATCTCCAGAAGGAAGAAGTGCAAAGGTTAATCTGCGAAGAAAAAGAGGTACTGTTAAGGCAGATAAACAAAGACGCATAGAGCAGACTAAACAACAAAAACTAGCTAAAAATATATTTTCAGATTTAGACATTCAGACACTACTTAAAGAAATAGGTGACTTCTAAATTCAATGATATAATACTCTCACAATGGGTATAAAAAAAGTAGGTGTGCATCCACATCAAGCAATGAAATTTCCACCAGATGGAGAAATTATCTTTAGAGAGTGGGCTGTGAACACACCAGTTATTACAAATGTTTGTGGAACACGAATTGCTACAAGATTACCTAGAAACGCAGATTTACCATTCCTAACATTTTTTGTTGCCGGTGGAACAATGTTAAGTCCACAAGGTGATGCCTCTATAGGAAACATAGTTATAAATGTAAATGCTTTTGCCGGAAGATGGGGTTCTGGCTCCGGTTCACAACCAGACTATGCAACTGCTTTAGAATTAGCAAATGCTGTAGCTGAAGCTGCTTTTAAAACTGGAAAAACTATTGTACACACTTCAACAACTTCAACAAAAGCAGTGATTTATGGATTTGATATACCAGAAATGCCTAGTCGAATTGAGGAGACTGAAACTGGATTAGGACATTATGAGCTATCATTAAGTATGTATTATCGAGGACTAGATTGATATGAGTAACAAAAAAATAAAAGTTAAGATGAATCCTTTGTTAAACAAGAGCGTTGTCAGAGATACTGAGAGCCAAATTGTTTTTCAAAATGATTGGGTAGAAATACCGGTCGATATTTGGGAGCGTCTCAAAGATAACAAATACAATCAAGGCGGGGAGCGCATACCTGTTTTGCTTGCAGACGAAGATGTTATTGAGGAAGAACCAGTCGACTATTCAACAGAATCTGACGAAGAGACTGTTGAGGAGGTAGTGGAAGACTTCTTTATTGCTGAAGAAGAGTAACCGGCAAAGCAGAATCGACTTTTTATAAAGTCGGCAGAGCTCTGCTGATAAGTATAAGTATAAGATATGTTAGGAGATAACACATGAGCTATAATACAACAGGAACAATATCTGAAGTATTAATAGGTACAGGCGTTCTCTATATTAAAGATAGGACTACAACATCCTTAGCTTTTCCCGGAGATGATGGGTCAAATGCTTGGGATGACCCAACTGGTATGTCACCAGCATGGGACGAAGTAGGATATTCTGAAGATGGCTGGACATTAGAAGTTGATAAAACTTTTGAAGATGTCATGGTTGCAGAAGAATTAGACCCTATCAAGACACTTAAATCAGCACAAGAAGTAAGACTCACAGGAGAGTTAGCGCAAGCTTCTCTTTCTAACTTAGAAGTCGCA